TGCTGAGGACATCCTAACCTACTTAATCTAACTTATGATACTAAAACATTAAAGAAAATATGGCTTAAACTCGAAATTTTAAATCATATGTTGATTACTTAATTTGGGGTTATACTTAACATGATTTAACTTAAGTCATTTACCTCTTTATTGAGTTTCTTGAACTCAACCACTTGCAGCACTCTAAGTATAACACTCATTATGATGCTAGCCATCCCAAACATAGTGAAGGTTGACAACAAGCCTGTAATAAAGCTTTGGCTAGTCATAACACTCTTCATTATTTCTACTTCAGATTCAACATTATAGATTGGCTTAGATGGATCCAGAGCTCCCTTGAATGAAAAATCAAAGTTTATATACAAAGTATCATTGGTTGATGGTATATAAATGTAACATGATTTTTTCATTGTTGTCAGTGTGAGCTCATAAGGTGACTCAGAGCATGACAAGTAATCTTTAGAAAATGAGCAATTTGAGTTAAAAGGAAGTATGCCTTCTGACTTAATATTGTGTGCCTGAAAGATAGCATATGAGTCCTGAGAGCACCCAATGCATGAATATGTGCCGATCATTTCTATTTTACACTGTGCCCTTTCTACTTGCAAATTATTCAAATTAACATTCCCAATAAGCACTCTAACCACTGCAGACACTTTTCTTTGAGTTTCAACTTTGTACATGTCACCAATTGACCTAACCTTGGTAGACAATGCTTTCTCACGTGACCTTATAAACCTAGTCATCTTGGATTCTGGTGCACGACATAAGACTCTGCAAGATTCGACCTTACAGTCTATATTGTGCTCATTGATTGCATAAGTCTTCTTATCAAGACTTATCTGGTAATCACCAATTATGTCTGTTTCCGGCATATTTATTGTTGATGTCTTAAGCTGATAACCTTCATTTTTATACAGAAGAAGACCATTTGGTATCTGGACTGTTTCTGCATCAAAGCTAGTTATATACAATGGAACACCATCCATCAGCCCATTCAAGTTAACTCTAGGATTATTGATGTTAACTTTATGCTTAATCATTTTACCTTCATAATGTATTGCTATTGTAACTTCCCATAATTCAGCAGATTTTTCATATACATTGGCAAGGTCTCCAATTGTCAGAATGCTCCACTTATACCATGTACACGAAGTTTTGTGAAAACACCAGTCATCACATCCAAGACTATTTGACTCGCATCCATATCCAACAATAGTACCATTCCTTAACTTCACTAACTCTGGGTTAACGCTATTCCTATCACACCCCTTGTTCCAACAATCTCCTGAGCCTTTACAGTTTGACTTTGAGTCAGCAGATATGATATATTCACTTGTGTGGTAAACTAAGTTGTATCTGGTCCTGATCTTAGCATCCTCTATCTTTATCTTCATTATGTCGCTTTTATAATCCTTAAAGCAAATGACTGACCCAGTTAACAGAGGTATGTCATACATGGATGAATCAATGCACCCATTGCTATCACATATTTTCCCATTAGACTGCACAAACAGTGTGTTGTCACATGCATCACATACAACTAAAAGAGCCATCATTGCCACTGCCATGGTGTATAGCTTAGGTCTAGCATTTACATTCTCACGGTGCATATTGGCCCTAGATTCTATAGTTCTTCTTTCATGTTCAGGCATCATGTGAGGCAATGTCATGAATGCAGGGCTAACCACAAAGTCTGTCCTAACTTTCAATCTATCAACCCTTTCCATCTCAATTTTGTCTTGGCGCTGGACATATTTAAACATTATATATGATAAAACCCACTCTATAAATTTTCTAAATGGCTTACGAAGTGCCATAAACACTAACAGACAGACAATAAGGCCAGTAATTACACCTGCAACTAATTTGCCAACATTCTGTTCACATCCTGTTATCATGTCATTATGCTTACAGAACAGTCCACATGATTTACACTCAATTTTTGACACAATTGCTCCAAAATTATCTCCACATCTATAATTGATCAATCCATAGTAAAGCCCAGGTAACTTAGAAGGACCACTAAAAGTCATATTATGACCATTGTTCATTATTTCACAGTCACCTTTATAACTCAGCCTAACTTCCCCATCATGAACACTCACATATCCATTATTGCTATAAACCACTGTTGTTAACAGTGGTATAATAAGCATTAATGACAATATACCCATCTTGGATTCACAATCTTCACTTCAAGTAACTGATGCTTGTGTAATCTTTTAGTTTCCTCTGCGTGCTGC